GCTGCATTCTTTCAAGATGGAACTCTATTATATGTGCTTAAGGATGTGCTTTTACCGCAAACTTTGACCTGTGATGGCCGGATCATTATTGCAAGTACCCCTAATAAGAAAGCCACTCAATCAGCAGAAGAGTTCCAAGAGCTATGTAGTGAAGCAGAGATGAACAACGCTTATTTTACCAAGACGATCCACGATAACACTTCGTTATCAAAAGATACCATTGAGGAATACTGCGAGGAAGCTGGTGGTAAAGATAGCATAACTTTTAAAGTAGAATACCTATGCCAGTTCTTAGTAGATGAAGAGAAGAGAGTGTTACCGGAATGGGATAGTGATCTTTATTCTATAGATTATAAGTTACCTGATTTGTTTAGCTACTACTTTAAGTTTATCTCTATGGACCTTGGAGTTAAGCGAGATTTCACCTGTATGTTATTTGCATTCTATAACTTTATCGAGGCGAAGCTGTATATTATGGACGAGGTGGTCATGAAGAACATGACCACTGATCAACTAGTTGAGGCACTTAAAGCTAAGGAAAAAGAATTATTCAATAATGGAAAGATCTATAAAAGGGTAGCTGACACGGATAATCCGCTTCTACTAAACGATTTAACACTAACTCATGGATTACCTATTAGTGGCACAAGTAAGTCAACACTCGAGACAATGGTGAACAACACTAGAATCTGGATAAAGAACGGTAAGGTAATCGTTCACCCAAGATGCAAGTTCTTATTAGGGAACATGGAGAAGGGTGTATGGGCTGATAACCAAGCTGGACGATTACGTAAAGACTTTGGACGAACAGAAACCTACGGCCACTTTGATGGGCTCGCAGCTTTAAACTATTTAGTAAGAAACATAGACACACAGTCTAACCCAATACCACCAGACATGGGGATAGCAGCATCAGACTCATTCACTGTTGGTGGGAATAACCAGAATAATAAGCACAATGAGCTTAACAAACTTATAGGTAAAAACTTTAGGAGAAAATAATATGGATCAGTATTTCGCAGAAAATGAAAACGTAGAGGAACTAGCCGGTGACATCATCGATAGAGTCGAGAACTACGTTAGTTACATCATGGCATCAGGACGAGCTCAACTATGGAGTAAGTCTTATAAGATGTTCTACCAAGGTGCATCTAATCTTGGAGAGTTAGGGAACGCAGGGGAACATAACGAGTTTGTTGATATGAAAGTCAACCACTATAAATCCCTAATGACTAATCTTCACACTATTACCACTAACCAAAAACCAGCGTTAGATCCACGGGCCACAAACACCGATACGGAATCTACAGCACAAACAAAATTAGCTGGTGGGTTACTAGACTATTACTTTAGAGAAAAGAAAGTAGGTAGATACCTTAAGGATGCTGTGAAGTATGGCTTACTCTACGGAGAGGGATTCGTATTAACAGAATGGAATGCTACCAGTGGTGAAGAGTACGGCGTCAACCCAGAGACTAAAGCTATTATCAGAGAAGGGGATTTAGAGTTTCAATCATTACCCCCACACTTTGTTGCTAGAGATTACACTAAACAAAATGCTGATAAACATAACTGGTATATTACTACTACCTTTGAAAACAAATTTGATCTAGCCGCTAAATACCCAGAGCAAGCAGATAAGATTAAAATGCTTAGTATTAACGAGGAAGACTTCATTAAGTTAAACCTTCCTTTCCAAAACCTTAACGATGCAGAAGACGTACAGATCTTTACTTTCTATCATAAGCCAACAGAAGCCCTGCCCGACGGAAGAATGGTACAAGTGTTATCGAGTGACCTAGTAGTCTTTGATGGCCCTCTACCTTACCGTGAACTACCGGTATACAGATTAGCTCCAGAAGATGAAGACTTCAGTACTTTTGGTTATAGTGTTGGTTTTGATTTACTATCTCTTCAAGATGCTATCAATAATCTTTATTCAACTATAGCGACTAACCAATCGACATTCGGCGTACAAAACATATTGATCCCTAGAGGATTTAATATCTCGGTGAACAGTCTTACTGGGGGATTAAACGTAATTGAATATGATCCAAGTGTTGGGGAGCCTAAGGCATTGAACCTTACTCTTACTGCACCGGAAGTATTTAATTTTGTCGCTCAATTAGAAAAGTTAATGGAAACATTATCTGGTGTGAACTCAGTATCAAGAGGAAACCCAGAGTCTAGTCTTAAGTCAGGGGCGGCACTAGCTCTTGTACAATCAATGGCTATTCAGTTCAACAGTAACCTACAACAATCTTATGTAGAGCTAATCGAAGATGTTGGTACTTCTATAATTAATATCTTAAAAGATTTCGCTGAAGTGCCTAGAGTAGCAATGATCACTGGTAAATATAACAGATCATATATGAAGGATTTTAGTGGTAAGGATTTATCACAGATCAATAGAGTTGTTGTTGATGCAGGTAACCCTCTTAGTAAGACACTTGCCGGTAGAATACAAATGGCTGAGAACTTATTGCAAGCTGGTTTCATTAAGAACCCTGATCAATACCAAATGGTTATGCAAACGGGGAACTTAGATTATCTTTTAGAAGGTGACACTAAGGAACTGTATAATATCAGATCAGAGAATGAGGGACTAGCGGGTGGTGAAGCTCAACAAGCTTTGATTACAGATGCTCATGCTACCCACATCAAAGAACATAAAGCAGTTTTATCTAGTCCAGAAGCTAGGCAAGATCCTAATGTAATTCAAGTTGTGACCCAACATATTATGGAGCATGTGAATTTACTTAAGAGTGCGGATCCAGCTTTACTACAAATCTTAGGACAAGAAGCTATTTTCGGAGCTCCAGCCCCAGGAAATCCCCCAGTGATGGGTGGACCAGAAGGTATTGGTTCAGAGTTACCACCGGAAGCAGCAGTAGTAGCTCCACTTGATAATCCTATTACTCAAGAAGCGATGAAGATTAACCCAGCTAATATGCCTAATCCTCCTGCTGGAACTGATCCAAGAAGTGCGGCTATTATAGAGCAAATGAAGAAGGGATAACTTGAAGAAACCTAAGTACACACTTATCGATAATGACGTAGACGTTTATGACCAGCTTAAGTTTATGGCTGGTGAGGAAGTCATAGAGATGACAGGTAAACGTCTTACTGATTGGGATGAGAAAGATTGGGATCACTGTACCAAAATATATAGAGCTTTGAGAAAAGCCTACGATGAACTTCATGGGTTAGATAAATTTAATTGAATTATATTTAATAGAATAAGCCCTACCTATTGACGGGCACAAACAGACCTACTTGCGGTCAAGGAGTATTTATGAGTGAAGACGGATCATCAAATGATGGCGGTAATTCAGAAGCGTCACCTAGCGGTGAGGGAGTAACAACATCAAGGGAATCAGCACCACAAGGATCAACAGATCTTAGTGAGGCTACTGATGTTAAAGAGAATGTTACTGTAGCAGGGGCACCAAGAACCTTCCAAGTAAAAGTAGATGGGGAAGAAGTTACTGTTACAGAAGAAGAACTGTTAAGAGGTTATCAACTTCGTAAAGCGTCAGATAAAAGATTTAGTGAAGGACATCAGATGCGTAAACAGTCTGAAGAATTTATTAGACTGTTAAAAACTGATCCTAAGAAAGTGTTATCACATCCTAGTATTGGACTTGACCTCAAGAACTTCGCTGAAGAATATCTTATGGGGCAAATGCAAGAAGAGATGATGTCACCGGAAGAGAAGAAGCTTAAAGAATACCAAGAGAAATTACGTGGTTATGAAGAAGCTGAAGCTAATGCTAAGAAAGAAGAAGAGACTAAACAAGAGAAAGCAGTAAGAGAGAAATATACAGCCGACTATAACAATCAAATTATAACAGCGTTAGAGCAAAGTGGTTTACCTAAGACTGAGTTCACAGTTAAACGAATGATCAATTATATGCACAGTGCTTTACAGAAGGGTTATGAACTCGAAGGTAAAGACGTAGTTGATTTAGTGAAACAGGATTACATTAACGATACTAAAGCTCTTTACTCAAACTTAGATGCCGATTCTTTAATGGATATTATAGGTCCTGACATGGCCAAGAAGATTAGAGAGTATGATCTTAACAAGGTAAAGAAACCTACTAATAATGTTAAGGACGGAGCAGTACCTAAAAGAAAAGATGATGATGGTACTCGTAAGAAATCTAAGAAGATGTCGCCTCAAGCTTGGCGTGACATGGTTAATAAAAACGCTAATAGTTAAATTTTAGGGGGGTTAGCTCCCCCCTTACTCTTAATATCTCACTAATATATTTTGCTTTATACAGACCTATGTTATCTGTGAGGTTTTTAGACGGCTTAGCCTATCAAAGAAATCTTATAAAAGATAATTAAACATATTTCATAAAGATCTCCTAAGGGTACAATCTTAAGAAAAGTTAAATGGTCACACATTACTTTTACTAACTTTACTAACAAGGATTAAAATATGGCTTCGGTCTATACTACTCCAAGTGTTCTTACTGGTCTCTTCAAAGAAGTTTACGGAGATGAGCAAATTTCACTTGTGCCAGATATGGCAAAATTACAAAAACTAATACCTTTCGTTCCAAAAGATAAAGAGCTTGGAAATAAATATCATTCCAACATAGTTCTTACTCATGAGCACGGTCTATCTTATGCCGCTGTTGATGCAGGTGCTTTCGCACTAAACGATCACCTTGCAATGAATACAGGTGACGCACAAGTTCAAGGCTCGCAGATGCTTTTAAGATCTGCACTATCTTATGATGCTGCTTCAAGAGCATCTAACTCTAAAAAAGCTTTCGCTAACGCAAGTTCAATGATTGTTGAAAACATGGTTGAGTCTATTTCTAAGAGATTAGAAGTTGCTTTACTTTATGGACAATCAGCAGGTGGACTTGGTAATGGCGACACAGGTGCTGTTTCAGGAACGACTGTTTCTTTAACTGTAGATGCTGCTGCTTGGGCTCCAGGAATCTTTCAAGGTGCTGAAGGCGCAAGAGTTTCTATCAATAAAGCTGGTACAGTTTACGGTCCATTCGTAATCAACAGTGTTGACTTTGATACAAGAATTTTAGTGCTAGACGAAGTTACAGAGGCTAAAGGTCTTGACGCTGGTACAGGTGATACTGCTGACATCGCTTCTTCTACTGATCTTAAGATTCATTTCTTTGGTTCATACAGTACAGGTGGATCTCCAGTATTTAGAGAAATGATTGGTCTTGATAAGATCATCACTACTTCTGGTACTCTATTTAATATCTCTAACTCTACTTACGGTCTTTGGAAAGGTAATGAGTCGACTGTTACTGGTCAACTTACTATCGGTAAGATTTTAGGTGAGCTTTCTAAGCCTATCAGTAAAGGACTTGACGAAGATGTAGTATGTCTAGTTAACCCTGATACTTGGGCTGATCTTGCGACTGATATCGCAGCTCTTAGAACTTTTGACCAGTCATACGATGCTATGAAAGGTGAGAACGGAGTAAGAAGTCTTGTGTATCATTCTCAAAACGGTAAGATCGATATAGTATCTCATTCTTGTGTTAAGGCTGGTGAGGCATTCATAATCCCACCAAAGCGCTTCAAGCGTATTGGAGCT